TTGTTGTTTAATTAATTTTCTATTATAATACAAATTTATTGCACGCTCTCTTACTTCATCAAAATTTATACTCCTACTTTTATTCCTATTAAATTCTTTCATAACAAAATCAGTAATAAATTTTTCCATTTCTTGTTGTTCTTTTCTCAATTCTTCTTCAATAATTTGTTGTTGCATTAATTTCAATTCTTCTTCTTCAATTCGTTTTTTTTCTTCTTTAATTCGTTTTTTTTCTTCTTCATTTATTATTTTTGAATGTGAATCTTCTTCTGCCATTAATTTATTTTCATATTTGCATTGTTGTCTTTCACGTACAAAATTCATTTGTGTTTTAAATGATAATGAATTATTATTTTTTTCAGGGATAAAAGAACTATTATGTTCCAATTGATACTTGAGAGATGATACTGCATCTCCAAAGTTCATAACAAAATTTGAATTAGTTGGAAGATTGTGTTGGTAATCATTTAAACATTTTAAAATAAATTTACAATTAGATGCTGAGTAATTAATCAATTCATCTATTGTTGCATCAACAGATCCAATCCAATCATATAATACCATTGCATTGCAACGTTCAAGTATAGATTTTGTTGTATCATTTGCAAAGCATTTTATAGCAGATTGTGCTGCAAACATTGGCCCAACAGCTTTTTCACAATCATCATAATTAATACTAAATATTTGTTGTTGCATTTTAATATGATAAATATAATAAATGCAATAAATATAAAATATTTTTCAATTTTTTCAATTTTTTCAATTTTTTCAATTTTTTCAAATAAATTCAAATAAATTCAAAAAAAATCAAAAAAATTCAAAAAAAAATTGATTTAAAATATTAAATATAATTTAACAATTAATAAATAAATTATAATAATTAATCAAAAAATTTTAAAAATGCCATTATATTTCGGATTTCCACTTAGTGTTGAAGAAACTATAAGAATTATTAATATTAATAATTTAATTAATGATGCTGTTAAAAAATATTATGAATCATCAAATAATCGTCGTAGCAATTTAGATATTGATTATTTTAAATTATTAGAAGTAAGAAAATATCTTGAAAAAAATAGTAATTTAAAATTGTATTCAACTGATAAAGGACAATATATTTTAGGATATGAAATTGAATCGTGTTGTGATGTGTGGAATAATTTTGTTGACGTTGATAATTTTATTGAAACATTAAGACAACTCACAATTAAATTTGAAAATGATTTATCATTTTTAAATTCAAACACATCAGAAGTTGTATTTGAAAGAATGGAAAATGATAGTATTATAATGCGTCACCCAAAACCTTGTGTAATTCAATGGAATTAATTTAATTGAATAAATAATAAGCAATAATTTTTTATTTTTGTTATACTTTTCTTAAAAGTATATTTTTTTGAAAATATAATTATTAATCAATATTTTAACAAGTAATCAAATATATTTTTTTCACAATATTTTTTCCATGTATGTTTAAGTCCATCTTCAATATAAATTGTACTATCAAAACCTTCATTTATAAATAATTGATGAGCTTGTATGCATGGTATTTTATGCACATCTTCAGTTCCAGTGTAAAAATAAATTGGCGTTTTATTGTCTTCATTATTTATTTTGTTAAATGGAATATTAAACCATTCATCCCAACCAAAACCACCTTGATGAGAAACAAGAGCTTTAAATTCGTTTGGTAAATAAATTGGAAATAATGTTATAAACACACCACCATTTGAATGTCCAATAGCATAGAAATCTATAAAATTATATTTTTCAATCAAGTCATTTTTAACAATCTTAACATAATTTAAATCATTTTGAAAATTATCAGCAAAATCTCTAATCTCAAAGAAATTTTCACCGTAACTCACATATTTATATAAATAATGTAAATGAGGCATTTCTAATTCAAATTTTCCTTGATTATTTCCTTGTAAATAAACTGTAATAAATTGTTCATGTAACATATTAGTAGAAATTAATGCTACATCCCAATGTAAATCTCTTGAACCATGAAAGAACAATATGCATTTTGTTATTTTAGTATAATCATATTTTTTTGGAATTTTAATTAAATAACTACGAATATTATTATCAACTAAAATATTATATTTTTTTATTATAAAATTGTCAAATTCAATCATATCAATATTATTTATTTCCAATTCATAAATTTGTTGTGATAATTCAAGTTGTTTTTCAGTTCTGTAATCTTCACTCTCATAATTATTTATGGAACTTATTAAATTCATGAAATATATAGTAAAAAAATAAAAATGTTATATTTATTTCAATTTTTTATATTTATTTTTTATTTTTTAATGTTTTTTTTGGAATAGCTAAATCAGAAACATTTTTTGTTTGTTCTATTAAAAAACTTTTTGGTTTTCCTTTTGTATTTTCCCATACTTTATGTCTTAAATAGCAAACAATTGATAATCTTTTGGCTTCTTTTGTTTTTAATTTTATTGGTAAATTTCCATGCCATTGATGAACATCCATAAATAAAACATCTCCTGTTCTCACATTGACTCCCACACCATATTGTGGAAAACATGTTTCAGCACCTGTATATTCGCCACTTTCAATTACAACCAAATTACCAAAACCTTCTACATCGTCACCTCTATCTCTATGAATGCTTGTTTGAAAATTTACGTTAGTTGTAATAGTTGTAAAACTAGTTTTTGGAATACGAAAATATGTTTGTTTTGCTTTATCATATTGTTTTTTGTAACTTGCTGGAACATATTTTTTATAATATGAATCTATTTCTTGTATCAATGGAATAAGATTTTTATATTTTTCAGGATATGTAATATTAAATCTGCAAGGTCTAGCACCAATAAATTTATTTTTGTTTTTGCTTGTTCTCATTTTCATTTTTTGTTTGGGAGAAAATTTGTCGAAATATCCGATAATATTTGTCATTATTTTTGGATTTTTTGCTACATCCATATATTCACTTCCACTTGCAGAACCACGATTTGATGTTACGATACTTGCATAATTAATCACATTATCATAAAAAGTAGTTGTTTTTGATTTAGATAATTTATTTTTGCGAAAACGTAATAACAATTTTTCATCAGTAGTATAAACATCAGCATCATCATTGATAATTAAATCAATTTGACTTGGTTTAACAAATGTATTTTTTAATTCATTCATTTTTTCATCAGTAATATTTTTATCTACATAATAAGTTGGTATTCCTCTTATAATTTCTTTTTTTATTAAAACCATTTTAAATTATATTATATAATTATATTTTATCAAATGCAATAAAATATATATTCATTTCATAAAAAATTGAAAAGAAATTCACAATAAATATAAATATTAAAAATAATAAAAACTAAAATAACCCAAAAAACAAAATGTTTTCAAATTCAACAGATAAATTAGAAAAAAATGAAGAATATAACAAAATAATTAATTTAATAAATTTTATTGTATCAATAATATTTTTGATAAATATAATTTTAATAATAATTATAATTGAATTAAAAAAAATAAATAAAAAAATATTTAATGAAAAAATGAATGTATTATTTTTACAAAAAAAAATGGATGAAATATTTAAATCATCAGAAATAAAATATGATGAAAGATTAAATAATATTGTTAACCAAACTGATAGTATTTTAAGAATTTATAAGGAAGATTATGAAACAAAATTGAATGATTTGCATGAAACATTTAAATTATTTTTAAATGATTTGAAAGAAGAATTGATTGAAAAAATAAAAAAACAAAATGTACAAATAGAGACAAATAAATTAGAAATTTTTAGTAATGATACTGAATTAAAATATATAATTAAAAAAAATAAAATATTTGATGCATTTTTAAAAAATTATTCAATAAAAATAAATGGAATTACATGCAAATTGTTTGAAAATACTTATTTTATTTATTCAAATTATATAGATTTATATCAAATAAAATTGCTCAAAGCATTAGGAAGTAATGTGAATATTATTTGTTCTACATTAAATTTGAATTATGATCAATTTGAAAAATTTATAAATGAATCAACTTTTGAAAAGTTTAATATGTTTTTAAAATCAAATTCAATGGATGGACTCGAAATAAATTATGGATTTATAAATGATAATAGTAGTGGAAAATGTTATCATATATATTTAATGCATATTCAATTTGGTTCAAGAATATTTTTGAGTGATAGTTCAGATGGTACAAATTTATTTAAGTTGTCTTATGAAAAAAATATGAGTTATTCCAATAATCTTCATCCAGATTCGCATAGAATTTGTATATTAAATAGATTTTAGTGGTTGGACGGAAGGTTTTATCATTTATTTGTTGCAAATGATGATTGAATTGGATTTAGAAGAAGAGTTTAATAAAATTGTTACCGACATAAGATATTCTGATTTGAGTAATTTAATTCTTCGTCTTATTGAGAGGATGAAACACATGCAAAATGACAAAAATATTTCAAAATTCCTTGATATCTTAAGAGGTAAAAAAACAAATAAAATTAAACTTGGTAAATATATTTTGTATTGTACATATTATTATCATCCAGACCAAATTATTTTGCAGATGAAATTTGATGATTTGGAATATTCATGTATAATAGCTGAGACATATGACCACGATGTACATTATTTGGAAGAACTTGTGAACTATTTTGTATTTGCAGGTGAATTTAATGAAACAGAATTTGAAATTACATTTAGTTTTGGAAAGTTGATTAAAATAAATTTGCAAAATATTTATAATTTTAATTTAATATTAAAATAACTATATAAAGACATTATATATAGTTATAGTATGGATAATAATTTAAAATGCCCAATATGTAAAACAAAATCTATAATTTGTTTAAAAATACTTATGGAAGATAACAGCAAACAATACAAATGCTTAAAATGTTATGAAAAATTTTCAAATATACAAAAACAAAATGATAAAATTGGAATTATTTTATAAATAATAATTTATATCAAATTTAGATTACCATAAAACTTTTCACATTGTAATTTCTTTTTTTTTAAAATTTTTAATTTTTCTTCTGCTTCTGCGATTTCATTTTTTATTGATTGTAAATGATATGGACTATCTTTATCTTCATTTAAAGTATCATATTCACCATATTTATCACCATGTAATTCTATACATTTAGTTCCTCCATAGTCACAATATATTACTTCAAGTGTCCATTCTTCTGCTTTATTAACATAATATTCAAAATCTTTTGATAATGTACTTTCACAAAAATACCTACCTTTTGAGTCAAATGCTTCGGCACGTGTGATTTTAGGATTTTTAGTTTTTTTGAAAACAATTTTTAAACTAACATCATCCCCTTCTTCGTCTTTAACATTTGGTATAATTGTTGTATAAGTTTCACTCATCTTTATAATTAGTTATTGATTTAATATTTAATTAAAAAATTAAATCAATTTTTCTTTTTAAATTGTTTTATGTTTAATATTATATTCATATTCGTTATATACTTCATTGTATTCACTTATAATTTCAATATATTCTGTAAAATCTTTTTCTTCTTTATTTATAACATTTAATGAAGTCCAAACATCATCTTTGTATTGATTTATTTCTAAACGACTATAATATTCACAAAGAGGATATTTAAACATTAAATTATGATACCTGAGCGTTGGTACTTTAAAAATATATACACATATAGTCTCATTTTTTAATAATTGTCTCGCTTCTTTTAAAGTTATTGGACTTGCACTTTGACCTGAATGACCTCCATCAGGATTAGTAATAACAAGATATTTTAATTGTTTTTGATTACCTAATAATTTTTTACTCATCTTTGTATTGATTTAATATATAATTAATTTTTAAATCA